CTATTCCAGCCTAATTACACCGACTACAATAGCTAAACCTTCTATTTCCTCCTCTGGAACATTGAAAGGGTCATAACTTTCATTATCGGAAACCATTAAAAGACTATTAGGGGCATCACTTGGTTTTATTCTTTTAATAATAATCCCTTGTTCTCTTGTAGCTATGACATGGGTTTTATTCCATTGTATAAAGTTTCTTTCTTTTATGATACGACAGGCCACCACATCCCCACTATTATATTTGGGATACATGGAGGAACCCTCTACCTCTATCATGAAATCTACTTGCTTATGCTTAAATTTTGGAATCACATAGTAATCTTTAACATCTCTCTCTTCAAAAGAAAACACATTATTACCATATCCTCCTATAGCAGTAGCATTTACAAGAGGAATACCCTTTACTGATTCCTCTTTGCTGGTTTCAGTATTAGTATTCCCACTCTTTAACATTTCGCCTTTACCAGAGAATAACCATTCTAAATTTAAATCTGGATATTTAGATAGAATTTTATCTATTTTATCAGACCCAAGTGCTGATTTTTTTTGAACTCCCTTAAAGTTAGCATAAGACATTCCTAAATCTTCAAAAAAAGTTTCTTTTTTTTCTCCTTGATTTTCAATAAAATACAATACTCTCTCCTTGATGTTAGTCATTTTTTTATCTTTTTATTTGTTTTGGATAAAATTTTATCTATATCTTTGTGCCAACAAAAGGAACAATAAAGACAATGAACAAAAGTAAGCAAAAAAGAGAAAAATACCATCCATTAGCAGTAAATAAAATTGCAGAGATGTATGGGTTCTCTGCCAGATATGTTCGCCAGATACTGAAAGGCGACCGCAAGGGGCTGATGGCAGACAATGTACTAAGAGACTACAAGGAGCTATGTAAGAAAATAGACCAGGCTACAGAGAACGCAATGAAAACAATTATAAACCAATAGATATGAAACAGATGTTAAGAAAAGTAGAATATACCTACTACACACTAGGCAGCAACAAAGAAGAAATTAGAACCCACTACTATTTTTTAGGATTTAGAATCTGGACGAGCAAAAGAGTCTGTTATCTACCAGAGCGAAACATGGAGGCAGAGTTTCCATTAGGAGAGTGCTAAAAACAATTTTAAATACTATTTAAATGGACTTCAAAATAAAAAGCCACTTATTAGAAAACGGCGCACCCAGATTAGTTGATATAGAGATAGAAAATCTCGACCTCTCTAATGATAAAGAGGTAGAAAAGATAATAATGGAGATTAAATCTATGGCTTCGTGTTTAAAGACTGTATCTGCTGTAAAAACAGATGAGAACCTCCATAATGAGTCCTTTTCTCACCAGTCACAAGGAAAATAACAACCGAGTCATCTCCTAATACCTGAAAATGTGCAATTTGATAAGCATTAAGATAAATTTCTTGACCTGCATAATTGATTTTAACAAACATATCACTATAATTTTTGATTAGACACCACAAATATAGTGATTTATCCCGAAGGGCATACACTGGGGTTCGAGTCCCCAGCGGGAACAAAGAGAGCGGAAAGCTCATAAGAAAATAAAATGAACGAAATAACTCCATACGAATACTATAACGACAAGTTGGGCGTCAAGATTAAATTCTTGATTTCCGACAAAAATAAGCATGAGCAAAGTCTCTGTCTTATTAGTTATAGGTCATTAAAATGGAGAATGGATTCTCCTAATAGTTCAGAAAACCAATTAAGAGCTGGTTCTTGGTCTTATGATGCCTTGATAGAATACAAAAGTCTATCACAGGAGTGGCAGGATATGCTGGCACTAAAGTTTGACAATCCACCTAAAAAAGTAAAAGAAAGTTTTTTTGCAAAACATTATTTCACAGATGGAGAGGCTTTTAAATTCTACACTTCCCACCGATATGGGGAACGAAACGAAAAAAAGCTCACAACAGAGCAGGTAGAGCTCTACACTCACAATGCGAGTGTGCTAAACGCCTGTATTTCGGTAAAAAGCGATAGAAAAGGAATGAAAAAGGCATTAAACTCTAAAACTATGGATATTTGGCAGAGTCTAAGCAATGATGTAAATGCTTTTACACAAGTAGTGCATAATCTGCCGACACACAAAGATAGTCTGCGCCGTAAGGTGCTGCAATACCAAAAAGAGGGCTATGCATGTCTCATTCCTGGAACGCTACAGAATGCAAACGCAAGAAAAGTAGTCACAGATGAGCAGACTGCTCTAATAGACGAACTTTTAGCTAAACATAACAACTTTGATAACGAGATAATCGCAACGATGTATAATGCAGTAGCCGAGCGTATGAGCTGGAAAGCAATAACAGCAGGAACAGTGGCAAACAGAAGAAAAGAAAGAGAGCTTGTCATCTTTGCGGGGCGTAATGGGGTAACAGATTTAAGAAATAAAATCCTAATGCAGAACAAACGCCGCCGACCTTCTGCTCCGCTATTATTCTGGACATTGGACGGCTGGGATGTAGAGCTTCTGTATCAAAAAACAGATAAAAACAGCAAAGGGCATAATGTAACCACTTATACTAACAGGGTAAATGCGGTGATAGTATTAGACCCGTTCAATTATTACCCTGTGGGCTATGCTATAGGCACCCACGAAACACCCGAACTGATACAAGAGGCAACCTTAAATGCTTTTCAGCATATAAAGGAACTTTTTGGAGAGTACTACAGACCTTACCAGCTCCAGTCAGACCGATACGGAGGTAAGGAATTAAAGGCAAATTATATAGGAATATGTACGCACTATACCCCTGCAAAAGTCAAAAATGCAAAGGCTAAACCAATAGAGCCATGGTTTAAGAGGTTCAATGAAAAACATTGTAAACTAGCTCCTAACTGGTCGGGATATGGTGTAACAACAGGAAGTAAAAACCAGCCAAATACAGAGTTTTTGGATAAGATACGCCACACTTTCCCAGATTATAAAGGGGTATGCAGACAGATAGAAGCGATGATAAACGCTGAGAGGAAAGAACTCTTAAAGGATTACCTGGAAGGATTTGATAAAACTCCAAAAGAGCATATCGGGTATATGGAAACGGAATACCTTCTTGATGTAATGGGAATGCAGACCAAGAGAACCTGCAAACTAGAGGGGCAGGGAATTACTCCTGTAATACTTGGCGAGGAGCGTTGTTACGACAGCTTTGATATTGCTTTCAGAATGCTTCTGCATACTAATTGGCAGGTAAAATACAATCCTTTTGACCTCAGTCAGATATTGGTAGTATCCTCTGATGATAAAAATAAGTTTCTGCTTCAAGAAAAATACATCCAGCCAATGGCACTCTATGACAGAACCGAGGGAGATGCAGAAGAACTACATAAAATATTCGCATACAATGAGCAGGTAGAAGACTACATCATAGAAGAAAGAGCAAACAGCAGCAGAATAGTAAGCAATATGATGCAGGACAACCCAGCGCTAGAAGATACCCTTGCAAAACATTTGCTCACGGATAGTTTGGGACAGCATAAAAACCAAAAATCCAAAGCAAGGCTAAAAACGGCAGAACAAGCCAAAGCTAAAGTAATAGAGATAGAAGCCAATATCAAAGAGAAAAAACAAACCTCTTGGCAAGAAGAACAAGATGAATATTTATCAGATAAAGTAGATTTAAACGAATACCTATAAAAACAAAATATATGGATATAACAGAAAAAAAACAGATTGTAAAAGATACCCTCGCATTTATGCAGGAAAGAGAAATGAATAGTGCAGATATGCACAGACTATCGGGAGTTAGTGAGGAGTATTTATCAGAAATGTTTAAACCAAATTCAGAGTTTAAATATAATGCAGGAGCAGGAAACACAGGTGACATCCCAGAAAAATGGTTTAGAATGCTTGCTGATGTTATCAGTAAAAGTGCAGAGCAGGAACTCTGGAAAACAATACCTACCAGCCAGATGAAGGGAATTATTGCCACGCTGGAAGAATCTAAGGAGTTTGGGTATACCAGGGTAATTATCGGAGAAACCGGATGTGGTAAAACCTATTTTGCTGACAAATTTGTCAGCAAAAACCCGAAAGAGAACTTTAAAATCACTGTAGGTTCTATGGACAATATCTCTGACCTTTTGGATAAGATTTTAGACGCTCTCAAACTAAAGCATGGTAAATCCAAGTCTAAAAAAATGGGCGATATCATCAAAAACCTAAAAGCCCGAAGAATGAAAGGAGAAAAGCCGGTCTTAATCTTTGATGAGGCTGAATATATGAAGATAGCGACACTCTGCAACATCAAAGAACTACACGACCACTTACACAAATATGTATCTATTAACCTTATAGGGACAGACCAGCTGACAGACAAACTAGAATCACTGAAAAAGAAAAACAAAGCAGGCATGCCGCAGTTCTACCGAAGAATAAAATTCGGGATAAGGGTTTTAAGTCCTATTGATACATCATTTAAAGGCTTTTTAAATGATATTGAAGATAAAAGTTTAGTCAAGTTTTTACAAAATAATTGTGACAATTACGGAGAACTGCACGATGCTCTGCTTCCTATAAAAAGAGAAAGTATACGAACAGGAGAGCCAATGACAGAAAGATTTGCAAGAAAAGTATTACAACTACCAAACCTATAGTATGGAAGAAATTAAATTAAAACAAGCGCTTACTTATGATAATATAAAGAATACTAAGCGACACTACATTCCTTTTACAGGAGAATTTAAAGAAGTGTTTTCTACACCACAAGACAAAGGTGTTTGGCTGATTTGGGGAGCATCTGGAAGCGGAAAAAGTAGTTTTGTAATGCAACTTGTTGCAGAATTTGCAAGAACTTATAAAGTCATTTATAACTCATTAGAAGAAGAACCAGACGATGATGATTTCTTTTTAAGAATGGAAAGATGCGGTATAGACTCTGTAAGAGGAAATTTTCATGCTGTAAAAGACAATTATGATGAGCTTGTACAGCGTCTTAGAAAGAAGCAGTCTGCAAAAGTAGTGGTAATAGACTCCGCAACCTATTTCTTCAAAGGACGAAATGCATTTCAAGATTATTTGACATTAGTAAGAAAATTATTCCCTAAAAAAATATTCATCATAACGGCTCATGCAAGAGGAAACAACCCCGAAGACCAATTAGAGTTTGATATAATGCATGATGCTAACATGAAAGTAAGAACAGATGCTTATGGAGCATATAACAAAGGCAGAAAATACGGAAGAAAAAACCCTTATGTTATCTGGGAGGAAAGATACGAAGAATTACAAGGACATCAAAATTAAACAATATGAATAGAGACGATATATTATTAAAGGTCTTGCAGTTTGACAGCCAGTATGAGCGGGTATTTACCGCCTTTGAAAGGATGTATATCCAGTATGAGCGGGCGAAGATTTTGCAGGACGAAGAGTTTACCCAGCCCGAGAAGCTGGAGAAGAAAATAAACGATGTGTTCATGAGAACACTGCGGATGAAATGGAAACCTTATAACTAATTAAAAACAAATATACAATGGTAATTTACGGAGCAATTAAAAACATCGGAGAGAAAGAGCAGATAAGCGAAACATTCTCCAAAGTAGAAGTAATGCTAGATACATCTACCTACGAACAAGGAACAGGCAAAAAGTATGAGAATGCAGCCAAAGTACAATTCACAAATGATAACATTCAAAAGCTGGCAGATTTCAAACCAGGTCACCGAGTAAAAGTGTCTTTCAGCATCTATGGAAAAGAAGGTGTATCGAAAGATGGCAAACCTTACTTTATTCAAAACCTTAATGCATTTAAAATTGAAAAGATATGACAGAACTATTTGAGCCCAACCTTGAGGAGTTGGAAGTGATGATAAAAGAAATAGAGAAACAAATGGAAGAGGCGGAAAGCCTTGCCGAATGGAAAGAACTACAGCACCAGCTTGAAGGATTATTAGAAAAACAAAAAGAACTATTAGAAGAACAAGAAAAATGAAAGAGATGATAACATTAATGATACTATTATTAGCCCACGCTGTTTATATCTTAAAACTGTTTGATATATTCAGAAAGGAAAACACTCTTTTAATCGCTTTAATAGGGCTTTTGTTAAGTGCTATTTGCTGGCGACAAGATATAATGTGGGGAATAGTTACCCTTACTTATACTTCATTCGTTTCCATTATACTGATAACCCTTTATTATGATGATTTATAGAATGCTCGCAATCGTAGTGCTGGCAATCTTACTCCAGAACTGCAAGACATCAGACCCATACAAGAATTTTAAAAAAGAAATTAGAACCAAAAAAATAAAAGATTATGACAGCAATAGACATCACACAGCTCACGGATGAGCAGAAAAAGGCTTTACAGAACCAACTAAAAGAGGAGGAAAAAGCCAAGAAAGAGAAAAAAGCCCAAGATTTAAAAGCATTGGAAGACTTGGCAGCAGGAACGGTGCCAACAATGTTTGAACTTCTTAAAAGCGTTTCGGATGATATTACAAAAATAAAGGAGGTCACTTTCCGAACTTTTGAAAATTATTTGAAGTTGAAAATAGAGACAATGGGCATTAAGGCTAAAAACCAGCAAAGCCACACCATCACCCACGGAAAACAAAGTATCAAACTGGGCTACCGAATTACAGACGGCTACACCGATGAGGCAGGATATGGTTTGGAAATGGTGCACAAGTTCTTAGGAACATTAGTTAAGGATGAAAACTCTAAAAAATTAGTAGCATCTATTTACCGCCTTTTACAAAGAAATGGCAAAGGGGATTTGGATAGTAAAAAAGTTTTGGAACTGAGACAAATTGCCGATAGAGATTATCCAGATACGGACTTTCAGAAAGGAGTGGAAATCATCCAGAATGCCTACAAACCGAAACTATCCAAATGGTTTATAGAAGCATGGGAAGTAGATGGCGTAGGGATAGAAAGAAACCTACCTTTATCCATGACCAGTGCAGAGCTTTCAAAGGATATTGATTTGAGTTTCCTGCTTCCACAAGAGTAATTTAAATGACCTTTAAAACTAATTTAAAATGACAATAGGACATAAAAGGTGTGGTCTAAGAAATAGAGAAATGGAGCCTATGATAGTAGAGACCACAAGGAAGCGTATCGCGGAAATCATAGACGGGCTGGAACAACAGAGAGGCGATAAAAATACTACTCCAGCAAGTGGAGAAAAGCAAAGGCTTATTTCCCTTGCGCAGACAAAATTAGAGGAGGCATGCATGTTTGCAGTAAAAGCTATGTATACTGAGTAACATAACCTTTGAAAATAATTTAAAAATGGAAAAAATAGAAGAAACCATTATTACAATAGAGGAATTTATAATTTATAAGACTAAGGAACTTAATAAAAAGGAATATGAAGAAGTTTTGAGGGAACTTATCTCTAATTTAGAAATAATGTTGGACACTTCAGAAATGGATTAAATCCCAACCTTTCCGCACAGGCAGGCATCGGGGTTCAAGCCCCCGAGCGGAGCAAAATACAATTTTCAAAGAAATTTATAAAATGGCAACACTCAAAGCACTGATGACCTCCCTCTCCAAACAGGGACTACAAGAACAACGAGGAGAAATCATCTATGATTTCACAAGTGGGCGCACCTGCTCAGCAAAAGAGCTTACAGCGGTTGAAATAGATGAACTTTATTACGAGCTGAACAAAAGAGCTTCGGTAACATCCCGAGAACTGGACAAGAAGAGAAAAAGACTAATCGCTGCTATCTTCGGGGTATTTGAAAAGATGAATAAAAAACCGAGCGTGGAATATGTGAAAGGCATCGCCTGTCGTGCAGCGAAAGAAGATGATTTTAACAAAATCCCTGCCGAAAGGCTGACAAGTCTTTATAACGCCTTTCTGAACGCTCAAAAAGATTTGAATTTTGCCAAAAGGCTCGCAGACAGCCTCGTAGAAGAAACGATAATTTTAAATTAAAAACATGGATATAATAAAGATTTTAAACCAAGATTTAGAAAAGGTTTTAGAAGTGAAAGGCGAAGGCATTTATATTAAAATTAAAGATGGAATACAATGTATCTGCAAAGATACTTCATGGGAGCATTTTGATAGCGAGATGATTATTTACACAGTTCCCCGAAACTTTTTCTTATTCGAAACCCAAGAAAATGAAAACGAAAATTAAAATTGCGCCAGAAACCCTGTTTTTAGTGCATCGCATAGTAAGAAATGCCAGTCAGTGTATTGCTCGGACAAGGGAGGAAAAAGTGCAAAAATCCATCTTGGAGGAGCTTTTTAAAACTCTTACCAACAGATGCTTTACTTACACTAATAACCCCAATGGCAGAGAGCTTTCGCTTACTTTAAAATTTTACCAAATGGACGCTCTTTTTAACTGCCTTATCATAGCTAATACCAGCGAAATAGGGTTTTATGAACAAAACAAACTGGATATGTTAAAGAATAAAATTCATCAACTATTATGAAAGAATACATCATCATTCACAAAGACAGCGAGCAGAAAATAACACTTGGATATGACAATACTTTCGGGATGCTCCGAAAGGTGGAGTTATCCAATACCCGCTGGACATGGGAAGACATAACTGTTGCCCTCAGACAAGCGAATAAGCTCCGAAGTGAGACTGATTTTTTAAAACGGATGGAGAGTCCTATTCCAGACTTTGACTTCTTGGAAATGCCAAAAGACTTAAGGTTTGAGGTCTTCTGGAACGCCTACGGCTACAAGGTGGGAAAGATACCTGCGACACAGAAAGCATGGAACGCCCTCACGGATGCTGAAAAAATAGAGGTTCTGCTCTTTATTCCTAAATTCAAAGAAGGGAAGAAAGCCGATAAAACAGCGATGCCTTACCCGAGTACTTTTCTCAATCAAAAATACTGGCTGGCAGATAAGATTTAAAATAACTTTTAATATAGTAAAAAAATATGAAAATAGACGGTAACACTTCGGATGGGTATCATACATTTAATGAATTATATGAGTTCAGAATGTTATACAATGCCGCACTTTTCAATGAGTGGGCGAAACAAGACAAATATGAGGTACATAAAAGCTGGAGACACAACAGCGGAGAGTGGTGCTTTGGAAAGAAGAAAAAATATTTTATAGTATGTGCAATGACTCCTTTTGGGTTAATTTCAAATCACTATTCAGCAGAAAATTGGGACATATTTAAAGTGCCTGAATATGATGTGCCACTATTTCAATATGATGGACATACCTCTCAAGATGTTGCAAACAGGTTATACAAAACAATTTGTACAAATCAATAATACAGATTAAATGATACGAATAAAAGAGGAACAAGGCATCATCACGATGTATACCAAAGCAGAGATGTCCCAAGCGCAGATTATAAAGTTTCTGCAGAGCCAAGGCTATGAGGTCAAGGGTTACTACCTAAACCTTCCTGCTCAAGAAGGACTTCTTGTCAGTGAACCTGCTGTCTCACGATGGACATTCACTGCCACGAAAGAGGGTGAAAAACAAAGTGACAAAAACATTTATACTGATGTTTTTGAGCGTGAAATAAAGAGTTTTTTCAAAGAGTTTTCTAAAACATAACTGTTTTTTTTTTATATTATATTTTATTTTTTGGCCGCCTGCATTTGTAGGCGGTTTTTTTATTCTGATACTCGCTAAAAATCGCCTTGACTTGTATCTTTTTGCGTGGTATTTTTGTAGCATGCCAAGAAATAGGGAAAACTACTTAAAACGAGCAAGATACATTGTAGAAGTCTACAAGAAGCACAAATATGATGATGTGCCGGATACTCGTATAGTTAGGCATATTTTCCCTAAATATCATATTTACATCAACTACCGCCAATGGATGAATATTAAAGGCATGGTTATTCCCAGAGAGACCTCGCAGCAGCTCAGCCTATTTTAAGGAATAATATCTCCCGAAAACTTAAATTCCACTTCTCTATATTCATCATGGTCAAAGGTATAATCTTCAAATGATGTACTGAAGGTTAATTTTCTTACCCTCATACCTATATCATTATTATTCTGACTTTGTGCTTGAGTTCTTACTAATGGTGTACACAGTCCCTCACAGTCCCAGCCTTGTAGGGCAGCAAAAACTTTCTGCTCAATTTCAAAATACTGCAGACCTAAGTCTTTTACATTATCGGGAGCCATTTGGTAGGTCTGAGAGTATGGGGCAAATACAAGAGTTATTTCAATAAAAGAAATACCAAGCTGGGTGTTTCCAGACAAGGCTGAGAAAGAGGTAGAGGGAAAATCTACCAGTACAGCAGGAAAGGATACCATAGCCCTATACTCATCAAAGCCAAGCTGACCTATATTTTGGTCTATAAATCTAATTTCGGGTACATTCTCCATTATTCTTTTTTGGAGGGCTAAAAACAGTGGTTTAAAGTATGTTTCCATTATGATATAATTTTCTTAAGGTCTTTAGTTAATTCTCTTGTGATAGCATTATTCAGCACTGGGCTTGGGCTGTCCTGTGTAGGGATAAATTGTCTTTGTGGGATATTCACTTTACGAGTGTGTGATTTTACTGTTGTTTCTCCTGATTTAAAGGTTACTGTTTTCTTTCTCTCCTTACCTTTTTGGGTAAATTTTCCCGTGCCTATTTTGGCTTTACTGTAACGGTTCCGAGTGTGGGATTTTACGGTCACTTCGCCTTTAAATCCCTCATTATGGACTTTGGCATAAGGTATAGGGTTAATGATAGTTACCTGCCCAGTCTGCGTGGTGTAATAGGTAGCGCTTCTAAGAGTTCCTGTTTTTACAAGAGTAGTTCCCTTGCTGGGTTTCCATTTCTTAAAAGTGGTTCCCTGGAAACCTTGTGCTCTAAAATTACCATTGATAAACCGCAGAGTGATGTTTCCTGCCATATTAGGAAATTCCAGTGTGGCATAACGCTCTACTTCAAGGGCTTTATTTTGCAGTTTTTTTACAAATTCTTCTGGTGTCATGTTTTATTAAAAATATTTTGTATATTTGTATTATCAAAATGATTACCGGCATTGAGTGGCCTAATCAGTCATGTTCTCTGTCCTTGTGCATTTTGATAAAAAGGGAGTATTTATATACTTCCTTTTTTAGTTTCTATACATTAGCACCCCCATTCTACTTTTATCTAGTTCTCCTTCATGTTTCGCGTCTATTAGATACATGGTAACGGCCTCTAACTTATCATCCACTACTAGTTTTATTGTTCCTTGTTCATAGTGTTTTAGATAAGTTCGGGTATTCTTCTTTTCTGGATTAAACCATACTTCATCGGGAGAGGTTAAGATGTTTCGGGTTTCTGTGGCATACTCAAAGCGTTTATCATCCTCTTTTTTAATGATATGGTCTTTAAAAAAGCTGTCTGCTCTTTTCTTTTTCCCTTCCCCGCTGCTTAACAGAATTTCCTGTCCGAGTACATCTTTTATCACAAAATCATCGGTTTCCTCTCTTTTAGGCTGGGCTTTCCACCAGTCTAAATATTCCTGCTTGGTGGTCTGCTGGTATTCAGGAAGCACATCGGCTCTTATTTTGCCAATATTAGCTAGTCCGTATTGTTCCCAGCTTAAACTGGTTATTTTACCTTTGGCATTCTGGAAATACGGATGATTGTCTTTAAAAATCACTTTGGAGAGTCCTACATTATTGTCAAATGGGGTATGTTTTAGGTGGTCTTTCATCATCTTTCCTGCCTCTATGGCAGTCATTTTCTTTTCTGACATAGATGCTTTCCCTGGTATTACAGTACATCTGCAGTTCCAGCCATTAGGAGGATAAATTCTTCTCCATACTACATCACTCTTCGGAGCAGTGAACTTATCCAGGGCTTCGTGTTCTGGTCTTACTCTATCATCTCCTACGGTGGAGTATTCTAAATATTCAGTATCTAGAGCTTCCCACTTATGCGCCATCACAGCAGAGTAATAAGCGTGGTCATGTTCTGCCCGAAGGTAAGTGTCATTAAATATTTCTCCAGTGTCAGCAATTTTCTTTTTAAATGCTCCATAGTCTAATATTCCGCCTTTTTCCTCTTCTATCATCATATCCCTGTAATACTTCATTTCAGTGAAGGATTTGGCGGCAGAAAAGGCATAAATGTTTCTTTGGAGATATTCTACCAGCACGGCTGTTTTATCTCCATAAGTAAGATTTTCCCCCAAGCTCTTACGCACCCCATTCATGAGGATTTCTGCGGTTTTTAAGTGCAGGTCGGCGTTTACTTCGGAGGCTGATTTATCCAATATCTTTTTAGCAATTTCATCATAGATGACTTCCCAGTCTTCCTGTTTTTCATCGCTAAGGTCTGGAAGGTGTCCTCCACAATGTTCGCAGGTATGGGCATAAAGGTCGTTAATCTGCCCGACTAATGTCGGGCGTGGACGAAAAAATCCGCTAAAGATTCAAATATTTTGCTGTACCAATTGGACTCTGAAAGGTCAGTTAATTTCTTTTTTTTACCCTCTTTATCCTTTTCATTCTTTTCATTCTTTTTATCATCTTTGTCTTCATTGTTTTTTTCTTCATCATTCTGAGGTGTCAGATAAGCGACGGGGTTCTGTCTCTCCTGCATTTCTTTTTTCAGCTCATTGTAGTTTTCGGGCTTTGGAATACCGTATGTTTCATACCAGTAGTCATCGGATACGGGCACTTTTTCAGACACCCGCATATCAATTTCCAGCCGAGATTTAAGTTTGTCTAAATTCAGCTCTAGTTCGTATTTGAAATATCCGCCCTCTACATCGTAACCATAGGATTTAAGGATAGAAATAAACTTGTCGCTATTAAGGTGGTTTTCTACTAAAATAAGGTCGGAAGCAATGATTTCGTCTTGCTGTTCTCCGTGTTCTTTAGACTGCGCATAACCACTGCTTTTACTAGACGATGTGGTCTCAGTATTACCCAAAATAGCCACTGCCATTTCTTCGTTACAGGCATCTTTGAAACTCTTTTGAAGTTCTCCGCTTCCATTGGAGGCTTTGCCGTCTTTCATTTCAAAAGTAGCCTGTTTAGGCAGCATAATTGCTAGGGAGCTTCCACTCTCAGTAAGTATTTTTTTAAGCTCATTTTTTGTTGCAGTATCGTAAGCATCATAGTACATAACCCTCACAGGCTGTCCAAAGATTTCTACATACTGCGCCCAATCGCCGAAGTTTCCACGCTTATAGATGCCATACATAGAACAAGCTAAGAATAAGCCTAAGTTATTCTTTCTGCCGATAACCCACACAAAAGGGAGTTCTTCTACTTTAAAGTCGTCAGTTCCTAAACCATATTGGGTTTTGCTAATAGTTCCTTTTTCTGGTCTAATGTGTTTTCGGGGGATTTCATCAAAGGTTAATTTTTCGCCTATTTTAAACTCTATCCCCGAAACTCCCCAAAACTCTGAATTAACAATCTGAGAGATGATTTCCCGTCCCGCTTCGGACTTCATCAGTTTGGTTATTTCTTCGTTTTCCTTTTTGTTTCGGTCGTAGAATTTGAGTTTTTTATTTAAAACTGAGTTAATTCGTTTTGCTGTTATCCCTTGTAAGAAACCATCAAGGCTTAATATATCATGGTATAAATCATAAAGTTTTGCCCTATTAGGAAGGCTTATACTCTCAGCAGATAATACCGCATTTTTAAGGCTTTGTATATCCTTTCGCTGTCTGTCGGGAGATACCAATGTTAAGTCATTGATAATGTATTGAGGTGTTGTATTATTTTTACTCATAATTTTATTTTAGAATCGGTTAGTTCTTTTTAAAGTAGAATCCCAGAAGGTGTCTTGTTCCTGTTTACTTTCATCTTGTGGTGTAGCAGGGTCGTCCTTTTTATATGGCCATGCAGGATTGATGGTGCCGTTTTTTATATTGGTCAGCCATCCTGGGGTATGTTCATCTCCGATAAACATTTCCCAGTCTTCTCGGAGCAGTTCTACACTGACACCTGGGTTTGCTTTTCTTACCAGCCAGTAAGAAGCAATGATTTTAATTGTTTTATTTAAAAATTCATCCTGCACAGTGGGGCTTTCTGTTTCTGTCCCAAAAAGTGCATGAAGGTCATACTTGAATAAATAGGCTTTAACAAAGTCTTCTGCGGCTTTAATATGCGATATGACTTCATCTCTGTTTCTTCTGGTGATTTCATCTATTACTTCCTGGTATAGGTCAGTGGTTAATTCTTCTGGTTGTACTAACATTTTAAATTCAATTTAAAAGGGTTTTAAATTCTGTGAGGACTTGACTTTCTCGGGATAAGTTCGACTGCTCCCGTTGCCTGCTCTACTCTCTTATTATCAATAATGGTAATGGCTCCTTCTACCATATCGGGACCGTCAAGCAGCTTGGCTTTGGCATTTGCGTTTTTAAATTGTGCTTTAAGCCTCTGCATATGCGGGTTGTCCTTTTCCTTGATATTGAATGTCAATCGCTCCAGCCTTACCAGTGGTTCTAATTTTCCTTCTATCCTTGCCCATTTTTCAGGTTTTTTCCTCTCATCTGGACGGATAGGCAGGGCAATATTCAGCTCTAATGATTTTTTATAAATCATTGGCAGAAACACCTGCTCGTAGAAAGGATTTTGAAGCGTATTGTTTTCAATGTAAATGTAAATCGGCTCTACACCTGCATTTTTACAAATTAGATAAGCTTCAAAGAGATAGTCTACAAAACTGGCATTACTCATCTGATTGACCCAAGCCTTATGCACACTGTATTCCATTCCTTTATTAGCAATGATACCCACTGCTTTAGATGATGACTTTTTACTCTCCGAGTTGGAAGTTGCAGGGTCTGCATAAATCACAACATAATCGCAGTGCTTCAAGTTGAAAGGTGCTTTATCTACGATATTTTTAAATGCCTTTCCACCATCCATTGGATTATTATAATATTCCTTCTGCATGGACTCATAGGATATGGTAGAAAGTACCCTATCTATATTCTCCTCTGTATTCTTTTGTGGCCAAGTAGATTTGCCGTTCTCATCACGCACATTAACCACTTCCCAAGAGTCCGCCTTGGCGCCCATCTCAGTAATACAGCAGTAATCCGCAATAATATTCCCACAGGCGATAATAAGAAGAGGATTAGAAAGGGAACGGGTCGGAATAAGTGCCTGCTCTATCCATTTGACCCTTTGCTCTATAATCTCCGAATTACGGCAGTCGTCATCAGTGTCTATATCATCAATTAAGATTACATCGGGACGGATTTCATTATTTCGGGTACCCCTTGGCGACTGCCCCGCACCAATGGCACGGAAAGCCACACCCTTACGGGTAGTAAATTCTCCTGATTCCCAAGAGCCTATTTTCTTCTGTGTGCCGTAGTCATTGATAATTCGGTTGTTTCGCTCTAAATTAACCATGTAAGGCATGAGCAGACGGTTGGCGTTGTCAAAAGAATTAGAGACAAGCAGCACATTTCTCTTCTTACCGGTAAGACAAAGTTTCAGCACCTCCATCATGGTACGCCCCGATTTGGAAAGCTCACGAGCCCACGAACGCACGAGGTAATACTCGGCATTGTTCATTACTTTTTTGGTAGATTTTAGGTGAAATTCAGCGGGTTCAGAAGTGTAGAAATTGGGAAAATAATACCTAAACCACACTTCATCATTGGCTTCATACTCCTTTATTCTTTTGAGTTTGGATATGGCACTTTCATTGGGGTCAATGGGGGTAGCATTGTCTATATTGTCCCCAAATTCTTTCCATTCTGAGAGCCATTCCTTGTCTGATTTTCTTCGTTTAGCCATTTTTCATTCGCTCGTTTATATATTCATCAAAATAGTTTTTAAACAATTTGGCATCATCAAGGTTAATTTTTTGAATAAAAGTGATGAGCTTTTTGCCTGTTTCTACGATTTCACCCAATCCGATTTCTACTTCAAGACTTTTGATATTGGCCGTCACTTTGGACATAATATCTGCTTCGGAATTGGTAGGAATGAGTTTAGGTGGGCGTTTGATTTTTTTGCCCTTGTCATCAAGTATATCGGGGCGTTCGGCAATATCCATATTGATAGCCTCCAACTGATTATACCAATGGGTCAGCTGGGCATCTCTGGTTGTGAGTAGGCTTTTTCGGAGTTTGTCCCAGCCGTCTTCCTTACACCATTTACCGATAGTCTTTTCCGATACATTAACCCGTTCCGCTACCTCCTTTAAAGTAATCCGTTCATTAACATAAAGCAGTCGGGCATGCTCTCTCTGTTCATGTTTTTTTGCTGCCATAATACACTATTTCAAGGAGCAAAATTCTTTCAAAAAATGGCTTTTTAAAAAAAGTTGTGCAGTGATTACGCTATTATTTTCAATAGGTTAAATCATTCAAGAGATTTGCAACAACATTTAGAAACCATAAGAAAGATGAGCGGAAAAGCAAATGAAAAATTCAAGAAGATAGACAAGGAGTTCTGTATTACAGACAATTCAGTAAATGTTTATGGATACAGATGCCTCACTGAGGGGCTTTTGTTAGATGAAGTAAAGAAAAACCCTATCGGATTTTTGATGCACAATAGAGAGAAAGGCGTTGTTGTCCGTTGGGAAGATTTTAAGACAATAGAAGACAAAGTGTTTGCCAAGCCCGTAGTCAATCTTTCTCACCCCGACGGGCAGAGTGTTGCCGACCAGATAGAGGGAGGTTTTTTAAATGCGGCTTCGGTGGGTAAAATTGTGGTACTAGAAGCTAGCAGCAGTGAAGAATTAAAACTCCAAGACCAAACCGGTCCAACCATTACAAAATGGTTTCCGAGGGAAATCAGCCTTGTAGATATTCCAGGCAATTATAACGCTCTTGCCAGCCTTTATGACAAGGACAATAACGAACTAAACCTCGCAGATTTTAATACTAATTTTTATCAGAATATGAACAAGACAGTACTAACAACAGCGGTAATACTTACTGCTCTAAACTTAAGTGACAAGTCCGAAGAATCCGAAGTATTGAAAGCAATACAGGACTTAATGGACAAGGCAGAAAAAGTGCCTGGTCTCGAGAAAGAACTAGCAGACAAAAACTCCCAGCTGGAGGAATTGAGAAAAGAAGGGCTAAAAAAAGAAGTGGAAGACCTTATCAGTAAAGGAAAAGAAGACAAAAAACTGACCAATGAAATGGCAGAAAAACTTTCTGAAAAGTATGCGTCTGACCCAAAAGGCCTTAAAGATTTGATAGACACCATGCCTGCGCAGGTATCGGTAGTAGAAACGCTTAATAATAATGAAGATTTAGGCGATTTAAAAGGTAAAACTTGGGATGAATTATTTAGAGAGGGTAAACTTCAAGAGCTTAAAGAAAAGCATCCAGACCTTTATGACAAGATGAAAAACGAAAAATTTCCTAACCTAAAAGAAGATTAAAAAATGGCAAGACAAAATGCAAAAGTTCCACAGGAGTTTTGGAGTTCCTATATTGTGGAGAAATTAAGAAAAGACAACCCGCATATCAATTTGTGTTATGATGAATCACAATTTGTAAAAGGCGGTGCTGTAGTGTATATCCCACAAGCAGGAACAAGTCCTGGTGTGGTTAAAAACAGAGACACTTTCCCAGCAACAGTAAGTAAGAGAAAAGATTCAGCAATATTGTATGCTTTGGATGATTTCTCAACAAATCCAACTCATATGCCTTGGGCAGAAGGAATGGAAATCTCCTATGATAAAATGGACAGCGTACTTAGAGACCATGTTGCAACTTTATCAGAAGCTGTTGGAGATGAAATGATATATAACTGGGTAAGAGGATTTAAACCGACTACAAGTGGAGGTACAACGGCAGAATTTTTACCAGTGTCAAGACAGATTGCTACTTCGGGAGCTGCAACAGCTGTAAATCCAGATGACGGGCAGACAGGAACAAGAAAAGCTTTGCATTATAAGGATTTACAAAAAGCACAAGCCAAGATGAATAAAGATGGGGTGCCTAAATCAAACAGATACGCTATGCTGGAGAGTAACATGCTCCAAGAGTTCATAGATTCTCTTTCTTCTAATCAAATGGCAGCTTTCCAAGCTTCTGTGGATTTGAAAAATGGGGTTGTAGGAACTTTTGCAGGATTTACTATCCTTGAAAGAAGTTCTGTGTTAGCCTTTAATGCAACGACTAACGAGCCTATTGTTCCAGGTCAAGCCCTTTCAGGAACAGATAACCTTGGATGTTTATTGTGGCAAAAAGACTGTGTTACTAAAGCAGAGGGAGACATTGAATTATTCCAGGACTTAGGTAATCCAATCTATTATGGAGACATCTACTCTGGTATTGTTAAGGTCGGAGGTAGATGCCGTAGAGAGGACTGGAAAGGTGTTTTAGCAATCGTTCAAAAAGCGTAAAATGAGACAAATAAAGTACATAGCCGTGCATTGTACGGCAACGCCACAGACGACATCTGTAGAGAGCATTAAGCATTATTGGAAAGCTCATTTAGGCTGGAAGATGCCCGGCTATCACTTTATTATAAAACCTAATGGAGAGGTAGTCCAGCTATTGGAGATAGAGAAAGTGTCCAATGGAGTCAAGGGGTTTAATTCGGTTAGTATTAACATCTCCTACATCGGGGGAGTGGACAGCCAAAACAAACCTATTGACAACCGGACACCAGCCCAAAAAAAGGCATTGTTTGATTTACTTAAAAAGTTAAAAAAGCAGTTTCCAAAGGCAATTATCCAAGGGCACAGAGACTTTCCAGGTGTGAAAAAAGCTTGTCCTTCATTTAATGCAAAAGAAGAATACGAACATTTATAATTTACAACGATGAGAAATGCATATTTAAAAATCATATCTATCTGTTTAGCGTTGGTTTTTGCGGTTTCCTGCGGAAGCAGGAAGCCTGCAGAACCGCTAATCATAGAGAACACGAAGACCATTACCAAGGAAACCCTCGTAAGAGACACCGTGGTAGTAACTCAGAGGGACAGTGTAAGGACTGAGGTCATGATAGACTGTCCAGAAGGAGGAACGCCTAAGATTAGAACCATTTATAAAAATCCACCAAAAGGCAGGATATTACAGCCTCCGCAGGTTTCTTTAAATGGCAATAAACTTACAATAGACTGTAAGGCAGAAGCCGAAAAATTAGCTCTTAAACTCTATGATAAGTATGTAAAGGAGCATGAGAGTAAAAAGATTCCCGTCTATATAGAAAAACCCTTTAAGTGGTATCATAAAGGACTGATGTATCTTGGAGGAATATTTATACTTATCCTAGCACTCTTTGCCCTTACAGGAGTGTTAAAGTGGAAAAAGGTCATTTAAAATAACTTTAAAATTTATTTAAAACATCATGAAAAAACATACAGCCGCTGCGATAGACTATTTTTCTCGTCATCACAGCAACGAATGTCATATCACTGCTGATGGCAGAGTATTTCACAAAAAAGAAGGAGCAGAGAGCTTTGCTTCTACCCTAGAAGATAGAACCATAGAATCCTTTACCCGTAGGGAAGCCGAAGCATCAGCAGACCAGAATTCTGCTGATGAGGACAAAGTAGATAATGGAGAAGAGCCGTTGTCTCCCGATACATCAGATACCTCTAATACCGAAGACAATACCCCGCAAGATGCAGGCACTCCAAGTGGAGAAGACACAGAAAGAACCGAGAAAATTAAAGAGCTTGAAAATTTGGAGTTAATTCCCAAGAATTATAACGAAATGAAGTCTCTAGCATCTTACTTCAAATTAGAGGTAGGAGGAAAAGCAAATGCAGAAGACTTAATTAGTGTACTTACAGAGTTTAAATCTAAATTAGAAAAATAATGCAGGCAACAGGAACACCAAAAGTAATTGTTAATGTCAGCAAAGGTAATCTGCAGAGACAGGTGCCTGTGCTGGACAGCACGGCAGGTATCATTGGTACAGCGAAGACTTCATCACTGATAGGTAAAATACAAACGGTGTATTCCTATGATGATGCTGTAGAAAAAGGCTACACAGAAACAGCAGAACCTTATTTGCACCGTCATATCAAAGAGTTTTACGATGAACTTGGCGGAAACCAGGAACTATGGGTACAAGGTGTAGAAGATACCATGACCATGGAGCAGATGGTTACAGCAACCAATGCTAATGGTCTGAAAAAAATGCTCACTCTTTCCCAGGGGCGTGTTAATATCGTTTTTGTCAGCAGAAACCCTGCAGATTCTTACACACCAGGAACAGGGTTCTTAGATTCTGATGTAGAGAAAGCAGTGGCTAAATCTAAGCCGTTGTGTGAATATCAGCAATCTATTAACCGTCCTGTTAGACTTCTCATCGAGGGACGAGTAGCTAATCTTTCTGCTAATCCATTCTATAAACCAGTAGATGGAGAAAACACCTTTGCAGGAGTAATCTTGGGAGGTAGCCAAAAGGATAACTCTGCTTCGGGAGGTCTAGCTCTTGCTAGGGCTTGTAAGTATGGAGCACATGTAAAACTCGGCAATGGACAAAATGGTGTACTCTCTATTACACAGGCATATATTGGCAATCGTGTTTTAGAAGAATTTACCCCTACAGAACTAGACAATTTTAGTGATGCAGGTTATATCCTGCTTCATAGGAGAGATGGAGCCGCAGGGTATTTCTTCGGGATTGATAAAATGGCAGGAAAAGATGATTTCCATATTCTCGTGCATGGTAGACTGATAGATAAGGCGCAAAGATTAGCAGCAGCAACAACAACTCCGTTTTTAGAAACTTCTGTAAGAATGGAAGCCAACGGAAATATTCATGCTACTGATGCTAAATATATTGAAGATTTGATAAAGTCTCAAATCCGCTCCAATATGGAAGAACAAATCAGCGGAGTTGATGTGATTGTTCCAGTGGAGCAAGACATCATTAATACTAGTAAGCTGTCAGTTCAGGTAAAAATACAACCTCTTGGATATTTGAGCTGGATTGTGGTAAACCTTGGTTTAACAAAAACAATTTAAGAAATGGCAAATGTAAATATAACCTCAAAAGAGTGTGCTTGGTCAAAGTTTGAAGTCAAACTTTTAGGCAGAACAATTAAGGGGCTTCGTGGATTTTCTTTTAAAAAGACAGTAGAAAAAGAGCACTTATACGCAGCAGGAAGTCAGCCAATAGACATCATGGATGGTAATGTAAAGTATGAAGGAAGTATCAAAATATTAGGTTTTGAACTAGATGCTCTTAATAAGGCTGCACAAGTAGCCCAATATTCAGATATCACCGAAGTGCCTCACGAAGCGATTGTTATTACTTGTTCTTATAAGAAATGGCTTACCGACCCGATAAAAACCTATACGGCTACGGGAGTGGCATTTACTGAGGCAGGTAGTGAATTAGAGCAGAATGCTAAATATAGAGAGATTTCCCTTCCTTTTTTAGCAATGAACATAGACCATACTGTACTTTAAAATTAAAGAAAAATGAGCAAAGAAAAATTAAACCGTGCCTTTGCTGCACGAAAAGCAAAAGAGGATAAAAAATCAGAAGAAAAACCCAAAAAAGAAATCAACCTTCAGCCATTTGTTGATAGGTTTACACAAGAGAAATTAGATGAATACAAATCTCAATATGGAGGGCGACCACTAATTTATATTGCTGTAGGTGATTATAGGGCAATTCTTAGACCACCAACAGCAGATGACCTGGGCGATTATATGACTGCTATCGGCACTAATGGGATGAGTAAGGCTGTAGCCATGATAATTGAGCAGTTGTGGATTGATGGAGATTTTGAACTGATAGATGACGAAGATATGTTTATATCAGTATTCCTCCAGATGAACAACATCTTAGAGACAAAGAAAGCCGAGTTTTTTCGCGCTTAGTGAAAAAGGACAAAAGGATTTTAAAGAAGAAAGAGCAGGAATAGAGTACTTAATTGTATTCGGAAGTATGCAATTTGGGGCAAATGCCTTAAAAGAATGGGGCGAAGAAACATTTTTCTACCGCACAGGTATTGCCCTTGAAATTTGGAAAGCACAATCAAAAGTGAATTATAGAGATGAGTAATATTGTAGAATTTGCCATAAAGATGAAAGATGTTATGAGCGGAGGACTTAGCAGGCTAAGTTCTACTTCTCAAAGCACCTTTGCCCGTATGGGAAGGCATATTAACGATGTTACGGGTCGCAATAAGACACTCAGCATGAGCTTTTCAGAGATTGAGAAAAAAATACGGGATGCAGAAAATGTAATCAGAAACTCTACTATTCCCTCCCAGATAAGAGAAGCCCGCAGGGAGCTTGCCTCTCTGCAGCGCTTGTCTTCAAGACATGCTGGAAATACAGGAGGAGGTGCAACTTCAAAAGAAGGAGGTTTAGGTAGTGTTTTTAAAGGCACTTTAGCTGCCCAGTTTGCGATGAACGCTGGCTCTGCTTTTCTTGGATTGGTAAAAGATGGTATTGGTGGTGCTGTTTCAGCAAGTATGCAGAAAGAACAATCAATCGCGGGGCTTTCTACATTTTTAGGGAAAGAAGGCGCTACTGAGGCATATAAAGGAATTAAGGAAGATGCTAAATCAACCACTTTTGACGCAGATAGTCTTTTAGATGCTAACAGAGCTTTAATCTCTGCGGGTATGAACGCTAAAGATGCCAGGGAAGACGCAATGAACCTCGCTAATGCCATATCTGCTGTAGGGGGTGGAAATGATGAGCTTTCCCGAATGGCAGCAAACATGCAACAGATTAAGACCGTAGGAAAAGCGACATCAATGGACATCCGTCAGTTTGGTATGATTGGTATTAACATTTATGAGATGCTCTCCCGAAGTACAGGAAAGAGTATCGATGAAGTTAAGGAAATGGAAGTAACCTACGACCAGCTGGCAAAAGCTCTTGCTATGGCAAGGGATAAAGGCGGACTCTACGAGGGTGCTTTAGAAGCACAATCTGCAACCATGGCAGGTAAATTAGGAACATTGAAAGGAATGTTTGCAGACAGCTTAACCGACATTGGAGATGCCTTTTCTCCTATTGTCAATAAGTTTTTAGACCTTGGAATAAAGTTCGCAGAAAACATTTCTCCAATGCTGGAGCAATTACAGCCTTATATCAATGCTATTTCTGATGGATTAGGACAAGCAATAGATTATATTTCAAATCTTACTACTGGTACAGGAGAATGGAGTGACTGGATAGTAATCGCTTCGGAGTATTTCAATCAAGTTTGGGAGTTTACTAAAAGCATTATTGTCTCTGTTTCAAAAATCATTATGGGAGTGGCACAATGGATAGCTAAATCTGAAATTATCAAAGATGTATTTAGAGCCATCGGATGGCTTTTAGGTAATATACTGGATGTTATTGGTTGGATAGGGGAAAAACTTGTTTGGTTATGGGAGAATGTTCTTGAGCCTATCTTATCTGGAATTGATGAGGCTTATAAGTTTGTCAAAGGCTGGTTCTCTGATGAAGCAGGAAAGACAGTAACGATAGACACTAAAATAAACCCGCCTGATAACCTTCCAAAACCTCCTGAGGATTTAAGTTATCATGCAGATTTAACAAGATTTAAAGACACTTCCATTGGAGCATCAGAGGACAAGAAAAAGAAAAATAAAACATCGGAGAAAAAAGCTGGTGATACCATTGCAGGAGGCGGACCAAAAGTAGTCAATATCCATGTAGGTAAATTCTTTGACAATATCCAATTTACCACAATGAATGGAGCGGAAAGCGCAGAGCAGTTAGAAAAAATAACATTAGAGTGTTTAGCAAGGGTATTATATAACGGAGCCAAGACAGTATGATAACGATATTTGATTTACATGAGCTTTATAAAACCTATTTCGGAAAAGCCCCTTATTATGTTACGCCAAAAGATTCAGACAAACCACTGACACAGGATGTAACTTATTCGGGAATTGCTCAAAATCCACACCCAAAAGGCACTATACACTACAATAGGAATAACATAGCACTCAATAAAATAGGAGCCTACGGGCATGATATATGGTTTCCAATCTCGCTCAGTAATGCTGATAGTGGAACTATTGAGATAGAAAACTGTACGGTATCAGTTAATCTGTCAAAAACGATTGTACGAACGCCTGTAAGTGAGCGTAAAGGCACCGTAAAAGAGTGTTTTAATATTGATGACTACCGATTTACCATTCGTGGTTTTCTTATCGGAAAAGGAAGAAAGTTTCCTGAGGAGGATATAATGAAGCTTCAAAAACTCTTTGAATCTGATAAACCCGTAGAGCTTCACGGAGGTTATCCAGAGCTTTTTTTAGAGAAAAGCTGCCGAGTGGCCATCGAGACACTGGAATTTCCAGAAGTACAAGGCAAAGCATATTGGATACGCCCTTTTATGATAAGTTGTGAAACAGATTATATAGAAGATTTAATCATTACCAATTAACATGTTTTATCTAACCAGCGATATAGAAATAGGAGGAATTAAGGTTAAGGCGAATAAGGTAACCTGGAAGACTTCGGTTAATTCATTTACTGATACTTGTACGATTTCGCTTCCAAGGACAAAATACCTTAAAACAGATGCTACCACAACGGCGAATGCAGAGGATAATAAAAAAGTTTATGCTTTTAAAGAAGATGATAAAGTAACTGTTAAACTTGGTTATGATGGGAAAAATGAAACTCGGTTTATGGGCTTTGTTAAGCGGGTTAATATGGGGATACCCGTAGAAGTAGAATGTGAGGGATACAGTTACCAGCTCTATGATATTATATTCAGCAGAACTTACACCTCTGTAACGGTAAAGAAATTATTACAGGATGTAACCGCTGGAACGGACATTTTACTTTCCAAGGAAATGCCAGATATTCCGCTGAAAAATGTACGCTTTAAAAATGCTACAGGAATACAAGTTTTAGAATGGCTGGTAAAAGAGTGCAAACTCTCGGTTTATTTTAATTTTAATGAGCTGTATGTGGGGACTTTATTTGGAAAAAAACAAGATGAAATTAAAGTCCATTTAGGTTGGAACTCAGTTAAAGACGATGGTTTGAAGAAAAAGGAAGTAGATAAAAATATGAAGATTGTCATCAAAGAAAAAAACCAAGCTGGCGAAGTTCAGAAAGTGAAATCTGATGATAAAAACTCAAAGAAAAAAACAACAAAACATAGAAAAGCAAGACAACAGATAGATAAATACAGCAATGAGAAGCAAGTAAAGATAAAGGCAGGTATTCCCGCTCAGTTCTTGAAAGAAATAGCTCAAAGGCTGGAAAGCAAAGAAAATTACAGAGGCTATGAGGGAGATGTAACTATATTCCTGGTGCCTTATGCGGAGAAAGGGATGGTGTGTGAAATTACCGATAAAGTATTCCATGAAAGACAAGGGCGATACTTTGTAGACACTGTATCTGGGGAGTTTGGAGAAGGAGGAGGACGACAGACATTAACACTTGGACTATTAATGCCTACAAAATGACAATAGGAGATATAAGAGAAAGGCTTGGAGATTTAGTGAGTTCCGCAGGGCCAGCAGTAAGTAATATTGCTAAGGTAAAATCCGTAAATGAGAACCAAGCAACATGCGTGCTGGAAGATGAAGACGGGCAAGAAATACCAGAAGTAAGACTACGCCCTGTACTGACAGGGAAAAAGAGCTTTTTACAGATACCTAAAATAGGCTCACTAGTATTAGTGGTAAGAATTGAAGATGATGATGACTGGATGATTATAGCTTGTGATGAAGTGGACAAGTTCCTTTGGGTAACAGATACTACAAAGGTAGAGCTTACAGACAAGGTTCATATATCTGCCAATAACAAGAATATGGCGGAACTGATAGACAAACTCTTTGAGGCGATTCTAAAAATGAGATTTACAACCAATACAGGGCCTACCATTATGCTGATTAACCGTGCCGAGTTTGAGAGTTTAAAAAATGAGTTTAAAGAGCTTTTAAAATAAATTTAAAATGGGTCAAGGATTAGATAAGGCAACACTGAAAGCCTCTATTATTGAAATTTTCACTTTTGAACAAGGAGAAGAAACAAATTACAATAACTCTGTAGAGAGAATAGCAGAAAAACTGAGTGATGCGATAGAAGTTTTTGTAAAGTCCGGAAAGGTAGAAGTAAACAGCGGAATAAAATTGACTACTACGGGCTCATCAGGAACGACTATAGAGAAAGGAATAGGTAAAATAATATAATATGCCAAAAGATATATTGTTAGACGAAAACCTTGATTTAGTGCTTAAAAATGGTGATTTTTCCATAGGAGAAAGCACCGCACAACATCAAAAACTACTGATTTTATCAGATAAGGGAGAGTTTAAAGCTAATCCTAAACGAGGAGTTGGTGCTAGGAAATATTTGGAAACTCACAAACCTGATGATTTTGCCCGTGAAATACGGCAGGAGTTCAGTATTGATGGTATGAGTGTAGACGCAATCAGTATAGGAAAAAATTTAGAAATGAACATCACAGCTCAATATAATGAAAATTAATGTTTTACCCTTACAATCACTTTTAGATATAGCCATACAGCACACAGGAGCGGTGGAAAATACCTTTGCGATGGCGGTTGCCAACGGGCTGAGCCTGACTGATGATTTACCCGCAGGGACTGAAATTCAGCTTCCAGACAATGTAAATAAAGACAGCGATGTGCTGAATTATTACAGCGCAAAAAGGCTTCAACCTGCCACAGCAGTAATAATGCTTCCAGAGGAGGAAAGATTAGAGGGTATCGGATATTGGGTTATTCAAACAGATTTTAAAGTAAGTTAGAAAATGGCACGAAGTATAGAACAAATCAACAACGAAATCATCAAGGCAAAGGAATCAGAACCTGCTCTTGTAGGGCTGACATCGACCAGCAAGGTGGCAATATGGAGGCTTTGGGCGTACATCACAGCATTTGTGATTTATACCTTAGAGCTAATATTTGACCAGCACAAAGCGGAGGTTTTAGATGCCTTAACTCAATTAAAGCCCCACACGGCAAGATGGTACAGAAACAAGGCATTAGCTTTTCAATATGGTTTTGACCTCATTACGGATACCGATAAATTCAATAATCAAGGATTTACCGAAGACCAAATTTCTGCTTCCAAAATTGTCAAATTCTCTGCGGTTACCGAAGCGGATACAGAGAGCCGATTGATTGTCAAGATTGCAACCGAACAGGGCGGAGAACTTCAGCCCATCACTATTGGACAAAAAGCTTCTTTTGACGCCTACATGAATGAGATAAAAGACGCAGGCGTAAGAATTACAGTTATCAACTACCTGCCTGATGTTCTCAAATTACAAATGAAAATCTACCGAGACCCATTGGTTTTGGACGAGAATGGGCAAAGTATCGTAACAGGGAAAAAGCCGGTAGAAGATGCCATTAAAGAGTATTTGAAGAATTTACCATTTGACGGAGAATTAGTCCTGGCACACTTGGTGGATGCTCTCCAGCAAGTAGAGGGCGTAAGAATTCCGCATATCATTTTGGCTGAAAGTAAATGGATAGATGCAGGAGTGAATGATTATGGAGGTTACGAGACCATAGAGGTTAAGAAAATCCCTGTAAGTGGTTATTTCAAAATAGAAAACTTTAACAACATTGAATATGTGGTTTAATCTGGATATCCCAAAATTGACAAGCCTTTTAACTCCGACTTTCCTCCGTAGGGAAAAGCTCTCGGCATGGCTTCGGGCACTTCATTATCCTTTGATAAAGATAGCCGATGATTTCAATGTGAATAGGAATGCCAATCTCTACAATCTCGCTCACAATGGGCAGGTGTGCTACCTCCGTGCTGCGCTTAACGATAAGTTTGATATTTCACTAAGGCGGATAAAGATAACTGACGGGAACAGGTTTCAACGGCAGTATATCTATACCAGGGGAGAGCAAAAACCGAAGTTTTTGGGTAGGATTTATCTCTATGAGAGAGCCGATTATGGCGATACAGGAGTTGATTTTATCGTATTGGTTCCGAGAGGACTGCTGTATAATGAATTTGAGATGAAATACTTAATAGATTTTTATAAACTGGCAAGTAAACGCTATAAAATACAAGAATATTAACATGAATGTAGTAAGATACAAACAAACAGGGGGCTTTCCGCTGGATACCAATAATCTGGATTTTCTGCAAAGTTCTTTCCATATCCTTAACACGCTTGGGAATTTGGCTGGTGATATGGTAATTATTTCGGGCTGTGAAATCACGGGGAACACGGTAAGCAACGGAGTGGTCTATGTGAACAAAGAAGTATTGGAGTTTAGAGGCGGAAGTCTTTCTGCTAATGTCTTTATCAAAGAAGAGGCAGTATCAGGAACTTTTGAAGACGGTTCATTTAAACCTATTGAGATTACACGATATGTAACATTCGGAAGCTCTACACCCGATAAAACCTTTAAATGGGAAGACTTTAAGCGTGTAGATAATCTGATAAAACAAGGGGTAAAGAATGCTGATTTTGAGAAAAGAATTAAAGCGCTGGAAAACAAGAAAAGCCCTGTGCCTATTGGTTTAATTGCTATCTGGGGGAAACCTGCCAGCGAGCCTATACCAGAGGGCTGGAAAGAGTGCTCCGACCTACGGGGAAGAATGCCTCTGGGCTGGAATCCAGATGATGCTGATTTTAACCAAATCGGCACTATGGGCGGAGAGAAAACTCATACTTTGACCGTTGCAGAAATGCCTGCTCATAGTCATTCAGGAAAAACACTGACACCATCAGAAGCGGTCGGTATTCATTGGGATGGACACGATGGTATAGGATTTAGACCAGGAAGTGCCAACAATGCTCCTGGTGACACAGGACTTACAGGAGGAAATCAGCCTCACAACAACATGCCTCCATACAGAATTATTAAGTTCATCGAGTTTATAGGATTTGATTAAAATTTAAGATTATGGCACAAACAGCAATAAATACAATAAAACAGTGGTTTAAAACAGGCTCAAAGCCTACACAAGACCAATTTTGGAGCTGGATAGATTCCTATTGGCACAAAGATGAGATAATACCACAGGAAAGCATTCAAAACCTTAGCACCACGCTCTCAAGTAAGGCAGATGCTGACCAATTAGCCAATAAAGCTAACGCAGATGCTACAGGACTGACTGATTTACAAGCTCAAGCGTGGGCTACATTATTAAAACCGCACCTACCAACTAGTAGCACATACACCAAATCTGAGATTAACGAAAAGTTAGCTAAAATAACTTTCAGAACTATCGTAGATGATAATGGAAGCACTTATGTGCCTCAGCCAATCTCATTTTTACCATTAGGTTCAGACCCTAATACTAATGTAGGTAGTCCAAATGGAGAACTTGGTATGCTTAATTGGAACATGTATTGGGGGAACTACAATAAGGGTAATACAGGTAGGTTTAACCTGCTGTTGGGAGTTAATAACTCTACTTCCAATGATGGTTCAAATAACACTATTTTAGGTCACTATGCATTTAATGTGAGTAAGAAAGGTAACGATAATGTTATCATAGGTATGAATGCTGCATCTAAGTTATTAGCAGGTTACAGCTTAACCCTATTAGGAGCAGGAGCAGGAGGAAACCTCAGCAATGAGGATAGAACCTTAGATGACCTTAAACAGATTTCTCCTGTTTTTGAGGAATATATTACAGGTAGAATAGGGTTAGGGGAATCATTCGGATATGACAAGAAAACAGGTAGATTAAGTAGCTCTAACTCAGTATATGTAGGTTACAATGTAGGTAATGTGTTCAATGGAAATACAGCAGGAGCAACTACAACTATTGGGTCTATTTGGATTGGTGCTAATGCAGGAGGAGGTGTTCAGTATAGAGACTATAACAATATTGTAGTAGGTAATTTCTTCTGGGCTCACGGACACCTCAGATTATATAACTCAGTTATATTAGGTAACCACATAGATTTGAAGTATAACCGAGATAATGTTTTAGCTATCCATAACTCAGCCACTAAGAGGTGTGAAGTTGCGAATGCCTTAATCTACGGAGAGTTTGACAACAGAAAGCTGGTAATCAATGGTAGCCTTACTTTGAATGTTAAATATGTTCAAGAAGAGGCTAATCTGGATACAGCTAAAGCGTTAGTCATCGGCACAGATGGTCTAATCAAGAGTGTGCCTATAAGCAGTATAAAGGGAAGTGGGACACCTACGCCTATTCCAAATGCTGTAAATAAGTTGGCAGGTATGAAAATATCTGTAATTGGAGATAGCATTTCTAACTTCGGAGACACCTCAACGGAGTATAAGACTGCAACAGGATACAGCTTTGATGATACTTGGGTAGGTCAGCTACTTTCTATGACAGGCGGTATTAAAGGCACTATTGATGCAAGGTCTGGCTCACTTGTTCAAGGGAATAATGACCCTCACGGCTTTGCTTTGAAAAGGACAAGAGTAGTAGACCAAGAGAGTGATTACATTTTTATCTTGATGGGAGCTAATGACCAAAGATTAGAGCAACACCCAACTACACCAAGACCACTCGGCGAGATTAAACCTAAGGGAAGTTTAGGGTCTATAACAGATGCCTCAAACCCTAACTTCAACACATTTACAGGTGCATATCAACTTGCATTAGAGGATATGTTAGGACACTACAAGAGGGCTAACATTGTCTTAATGACACCTTTGAAATCCTTTAATGCAGGTTCAACTGATGATATGAACAAGGGTTCAGATAGGTTTGCAGAGCGTGTGATAGAATTGGCTAAATTCTATGGAGTTAAGTGGATTGACACCAGAGAGACAGGATTTAACAACTACAATCATGATTTGTTCTATATTGATGGTCTGCACCCTAACAAAGCAGGGCATAAAATATTGGCTCAGCTCGTAGTAGATAAGATATTAGAGTTTGGAGTTGTAAACGGAAGTGGCGGAGGCACTAATGGGTATAGCAAAGCAGAAGTAGACACTAAGCTAAATGACCTTACTATCGGAGTAGGAAACTTAGCGAGAAATTCAGCTGCACCTATGTTTAGCCCTAACTCAGAGGGAACAGGTAATGCACAAGTTATATCTGATAGAACAGGCTATTTTGTTAGATATACACCAGCTTCTGGAAAGAGTGTCGGAGTTTATGGATTTAACATGAATGCTGAGGAGGGTATCCCGAACACAAATAAAGGTGGGTATACTATTTCAATGGATTTCAGACATGCTCATACAGAAAATGTTACTATCTGGGGTCAATCCATACCACCTAATACTTGGGTAAGAGTAAAAAGAGAGGGCTGGACAAACGAGACTGATTGGGTAGGATTTAACATACCTGTGCCTAATTTAGCTGTTGATGTTAGATATTATAAGATTGAGAGAGGAACTAAGGCAACGGATTGGACACCTCACATATCCGAGTTGAAATTAGGAGTTTCAGAGCATATGATAGACAACTTCTTCTATTGGTCTGATGCTCTAAGTATATCCAGAAAAGGAGCAACAGGAGATGAGCTGAACACTGTTCTAATTAGAAAGATACCGAATATAGATAACATTATAGAGGTGCAGGAGCTTACTATAATCTATAATAATGGAACTTTCTTTAGGGCAACTAATCCAAATAGTCAGTTAATCACACATAACGGAGTTAAGCACTTCGCTATGCCAGAGTTAGCACCTGCTTTGACAGCCAAAGGAGGTATCAAAAAAGTTTATATTAAAGCTTTATTGAAATAGTACTTAAAAGATTGAAAAATAAAAAATTATGAATGAATTTATTAATGAGCATTTACTGCCACACTTCGGAACTTTCATTTCTGCGGTGCTGACGGGGTTAGCGGGGTTTATCTTCGGGAAAAGGAAGCAGAAGGCAGAAACCGAATCTATTGAAGTCAATAACGACACGGTAGAGATTGGTAATGCTGACAAGCTGGTGAAAGTCTATAAAGATACTTTGGATGACCTACAGACCCGATATGAAGCGAAGTTTAAGGAAATCACAGGGCTTTATGAAGACAAAATCAAGCTCCTGCAGGATGAAATCACCATTTTGAAGCGAAGCATCAAGCAACTTAAAGAAGAAAATGCACTGCTTCGGCAAAGGCTCAAAGAGAACAACTTAGAGTAAAATCCTTTGGAGGATAGGGATTAAAAAAATGTCCTCCGCTTTTTAAAAACTTTCTCAGGGTATTTTAAAAACAACAAGCACGAAGCTACGGAGGACAAAAAGTCTTCTGTACTTCGTGCTTGTTGTTTACCCTGAGAGTTGCAAATATAAGAACTAATAACCATTAAAACCAATAACTATGAAAAACAAATATTATCAAATTTTAGAGAAAATTCTAAAAAAGGGCAAGGTTCAAGAGAATAAGAAAGGAAGCATTAAATATCTTTTAGATGAGCAGTTAAAACTCTATCCATCGGATTTGTTGGAGATTTTTGAAGGTCATCAAATTGCAAGAAACAAATTAAAAACAGAGCTTCAACTCTTCCAGAACGGAGAAAGATTAACAGAGAAATACAGAGAAGCAGGTATCAGCTGGTGGGATTATTGCGGGCCTATGCTGGTAAATTCTTATCCGACTTACTTTGAACAGTTACCACCTTTGATTCATAGAATCAACAAAGAAAAACGCAACAGCAAGAACTATGTACTGTTTTTAGGTAGGAATGATACGGAGACCAACCAACAACCCTGCTTATCATTGATTCAATTTCAGATAGATAATGGAAAGTTGGTAATATCAGCATATCAGCGTTCCAGCGATGCTTCATTAGGGCTTCCTGCTGACCTTTACCACTTGTATCTAATCAGCAGACAAATTGATTTGCCTTTGAAGTCTATCACGCTTACACTCGGCAATGTGCATATTTACGAGAATAACATAGACAGTACCAAGAGGCTGTTAAAGGGCGAAAAAGTGTCTTTTGAACTGAATGTGTGATTTAAACATTCTTTAAATAGGTTTTAAAACCACAATAAAAAAGCAGTCATTTAGACTGCTTTTTCTATCTTTGTCATGTCAAAATTTTTTGGACATTTCGTTTTGCCATTTTAGACATTTTGATTTGCCGATTATATAAAAAACAATCAGTGTCCGTTCTTCTTGGGTGTATGTTTCTTCCTGCTGATACACGGCTTTTTGGGTCTGCATACAGCTGATAAATGATATTGCAATAAGTAAAATAATAATATCTTTCTCATTTCTAAAAAATTTAATTCAAAAGTATTAAACATTTTACTTCAAACAAAATTCCCCTTACTGAAGCAAAGGGAACTGAGCGAACAAACAGTTTTTCTATTTTAGATTTTTATTAAATAATTATTTATTCTTTATAACCTCTTGTATGGGTTTTCGCTTGGAATAAGGCAGTGGCTTGGCGTATCCTATACGAAGCAGAATCTGCGGAAATTGATGATTGACAGCTATCTTTTCGCGAAGCTGATTTCTAACCTCAGGAACTTCGCACGGCTGGTTGATATAGGCATGTGCAATATTTTCCTTTGTAAGTGTGAGTAGAAAACGCTGGAGCGTACGCCCTGCATCTATCCATGATTGCATATCATCCGCCGCACTGGTGATAAGCACGATATTGGAAGAAGAATTGATTTTCTTTAGGTCGGTTTTATTTTGCTTTTTGCCTTTAAGGCTCATTTTCACAATCGGTTCTGTAATCCATCGCGGAAGATTGGGCGCTCCCAGAGCAGCATAGCTAATTCCATCATTAGTACTTTCAGAATGTTTCTTGTTAAAGCGTATCCACGAGAGCAATTCGGATTTGAATGCTGGGTCGTTCATTTGTATAGTATTTCCCTGCATCACAGCATCTGTCAGCTGACCGAATGCTTCTGTATTTTTATCAAAAATCTGAATACTGACTTTATCAGAATTAAAATCTTTCAACAAGCTTTTCAGCACAGCTTCGGGAATTGGCTTCCCATCATAAACGGAACGATTAGTCTGGCGTTTGGTAATATATTCGGAAAGCAAATCTGTTCTAACTGCTTCTGATTTCTGTAATCCTACTTTGATAACGCCCTCTGGGCTGATATTCACTTGAGTAATATAGCCAAGGCTGCTTGCTTTTATACATAAATTTTCCAGCGTACAGCCCAAACTCATGAAAAATTCACGATGGCTAGGGTCTACGGCAGGAAGTTCCCTACTGAAATTGGGTAAAATCGTAATCTCATTTGTTCCTATTTCAAAGAGCCACGGCTGGGAGTTATGCCCAGAGGGTGCTTGTGTGGCTGCAGTAACTAACTGGATGAAATCATCATTTTGGGCATTCACATTAAGCCCTGAAAACATTAATAAACTCATGACTAATATTTTTAATTTCATTTTCATGTCCAT